AAATAATAGCAAAATTGATGATAGACACGTATTTTTCGTTCATGGTGGGGTGGATACTGAAGAAAGAGAATTAGTTAGGGAAATTACCGAAAGAGAAAATAATGCAATTATCGTTGCCTCTTATGGCACTTTTTCTACTGGTGTTAATATCAGAAATCTACATAATGTTATATTTGCTTCCCCTAGCAAGTCAAGAATCAGAAATCTTCAATCAATCGGAAGAGTTCTACGAAAAGGAGAAAATAAAGTAAAAGCAACTTTATATGACATTGCCGATGATATTAGTTACAAATCAAGAAAAAATTATACACTAAATCACCTTATTGAAAGAATTAAAATTTATAATGAAGAAAACTTTAATTACGATATTGTAAACATACCACTTAAAGACTAATGGGTGATGAATTTTACTGCATCTTAAAATTAGTATCCGGAGAGGAGATTCTATCACTCATTATGGTAGATGAAAATGATGGCGATCCGATATTGGTTCTACAAAATCCTGTCATTATGAAACCCGTAACAAACTCTACCGGTGATTCTTATGTTAAGATTAAACCTTGGATAGAGATGTCAAGTGATGATATGTTCTTGATTAAACTTGATAAGGTTATTACAATGACCGAAACAAAAGACATCAAGTTAATTCAGTTATATGAACATTATGTAAATAATGATTCAATAGAAGTATACAAACCGGCTGGAGAGGTGAAACCTTCATCATCAATGGGTTATGTATCCTCTGTGAAAGAAGCTAGAAAAAAACTGGAGAATCTCTATAAAGATAATAAAGAAAGCTAGAACTTATCTTCAACGGAGACAAACCTAGTCTATATGGTTTTTCAATACTTGTCAAGCCCTTGCAGTATGTGCTATAATAATTACAACTTATACTAAAAGTCCAATGCCATGCCTAAAAAGAAATCAGAACATTATGTAAACAATAAAGAGTTATTAGAATCTCTTATTGTTTACCGATCTAAAGTAGACAAGGCAGAACAGAAGTACTTTGAGAAGTATGATAAGCATCCTCCCAAGTCTGGTGCCTGGGAAGGAAAACCGAGAATTCCAGACTATCTTGGAGAATGCTTTCTAAAGATTGCCACTCATCTCTCATATAAACCAAACTTTGTGAATTATATGTTCCGTGATGATATGATTTCTGATGGAATAGAAAATTGCGTTCAGTATATTCATAACTTCAATCCAGAAAGGTCTCAGAATCCTTTTGCTTATTTTACTCAGATTATTCATTATGCCTTTTTGAGAAGAATTCAAAAAGAAAAGAAGCAACTTGAAATCAAAAATAAAATTATTGAACGCACTGGGTTTGATGAAGTGATGACAATTGATGACGGATTGCTTTCTGGTAACAACAGTGAATACAACAGTATGAAAGATGCTATTCAGTACAGAAACGGAAATCGGTAGATATTGACTTGTTGGTCAGTACCGTGCTATACTTGAAGTCTAGTTAAAATCTGCTATGCGTATCGGTTTAATTACGGACAGCCACTACGGTGCCAAAAAAGGTTCAAAGCATCTTCACGATTACTTTGAACTCTTCTATAAGAATGTATTTTTCCCTGCCCTTGAAGAACACGGGGTAGAGGCAGTCATTCATATGGGTGATGCCTTTGATAGTCGTAAGTCAATTGATTATCAAAGCCTTGAATGGGCAAAGAGAGTTGTATTTGAACCTCTTCGGGGATATGATGTCCATATGATTATTGGTAATCATGATTGCTACTACAAGAATACCAATAGCGTTAATTCTCCAAGTTTGCTTCTTCAAACCTATCCAAATATTAAAACTTATAGTTCTCCAACAAATACTAAAGTTGGTGGAATAGATATGACCTTTATTCCATGGATTTGTAGTGAGAACTATGATGAAACCTTAAAGGTAGTTAAGAAATCCAAGGCAAAAGTTGCCATGGGTCATTTAGAACTCAAAGGATTTCGTGTCAATAAACATCTTGTAATGGAAGAGCATGGACTGGAAGCGGATCTTTTTTCAAACTTCACAAAGGTATTTTCTGGTCATTACCACACTCGTTCTGATAATGGAACTGTGTTCTATCTCGGTAATCCTTATGAAATGTATTGGACGGACGTAAACGATACTCGTGGATTTCATATCTTTGATACTGAAACTCTAGAGCACACTCCAATTAACAATCCTTATAAATTATTCTATAACATTTATTATGAGGATACTCCACATCAGACTTTTGATGCCTCCGAGTATTCTAATAAGATTGTTAAGGTGATTGTTCGTAAAAAATCCAAACAAAAAGATTTTGAGAAGTTTATTGACAAACTCTATAAAGTCGGTATTCAGGATTTGAAGATTGTTGAAAACTTTGAAATTCAAGAGAATGAAAACTTTGTAATTGACGAAGAAGAGAATACTATTTCAATTCTGAATCGTTACATTGATGAATCTGAATGTGACTTTGATAAGGGTACTATCAAAGGCATATTCCAAGACCTCTATAAACAAGCTTGCGAAGTAGAATAATGTTTCTTCTTACTCTTAAGGGTCGTAAAGATGATGGGGCATATGCCGTTCAAGACCAATATGGAGAAAAGGTTTTATTCTTATTTGAAGAAGAGGATGATGCTGCTCGTTATGCTATGATGCTTGAGTATGATGAAGACTACGAAAAAGAAATGGAAATCGTGGAAGTTGATGACGAACTTGCCATAAAAACTTGTAAGCATAACAACTACAAGTATGCCTTAATTACTTCTGATGATATTGTGATTCCTCCTAAAAATGATAATATTTAAAAAAATTAAATGGAAGAACTTTTTAAGTACCGGCAATAACTGGACTGAAGTTGATTTCCAAAAAAATAATACAAATTTAATTATCGGAACGAATGGTGCAGGTAAATCCACTATTCTTGATGCATTAACCTTTGTTCTTTTCAACAAGCCATTTAGGCGGATTAATAAACCCCAATTAGTCAATACGACTAATGAGAAAGATTGTCTTGTTGAGATTGAGTTTTCTGTAAATAGTCGGAATTATTTGGTTCGTCGTGGAATTAAACCAAATGTTTTTGATATTGAAGTAAATGGAAAGCAACTTCATAAGGAATCTGATGATAGGTTAAATCAAAAAATCCTTGAAGAAAATATCCTGAAAGTAAATTACAAGTCTTTTACTCAGATTGTGATTCTGGGTTCAAGTACCTTTGTTCCTTTTATGCAACTCACAACTGCCAATCGCCGTGAGGTAATTGAAGACCTGCTGGATATTCGTATTTTTTCTGCGATGAATGCTCTGATTAAGGAGAAGATTCGCCTCCAAAAAGATGAAATCAAATCCCTTCAATTAAAAAAAGAAAACCTTAAAGATAAGGTTGAGATGCAGAAGAGTTTTATTGAAGAACTTGAAAATCGTGGTAATGCCAATATAAATGCCAATAAAGAAAAGATTACCAAGTTAGATGATGAAGTTGGCATTTATATGAATGAGAATACCAAAACCGAAGAAGAAATCTTTAAGTATGTAAAGGAGCAAGAGGAAGTTACTGGTGCCGCAGAAAAGTTGGTTAAACTTAACAATCTTAAGGGTAAGATTTCTCAAAAAGTATCTGTGATTACCAAAGACCATAAGTTTTTCTCTGAAAATACGGTATGCCCTACTTGCACTCAGGATATTGATGAAAGATTTCGCCTAGATAGAATTGCAGATGCTCAAACTAAAGCGAAAGAACTCCAGAAAGGTTTCCAGGAACTTGAGGAGACTATGAAATTTGAAGAAGAACGAGAGCGTCAATTTGTAGTTCTATCAAAGGAGATTACGAAACTCAATCATGAGATTTCTCAAAACAATACTCGGATATCACTCAATCAGAGACAAATCCGAGACCTTGAATCTGAAATTCAAACTATTACCGAACAACTTAAAAACAGAAATACTGAAAATGAGAAGTTAGAGGAATTCAGAGAAAATCTCCAAAAAACTTTTGATGACCTTTCAGCAAGAAAAGAAGAAATCGTACATTACGATTTTGCCTATTCCCTACTCAAGGATGATGGCGTAAAGACGAAGATCATCAAGAAGTATCTTCCATTCATTAATCAGCAGGTGAATCGTTATTTGCAGATGATGGATTTTTATATTAATTTTGAATTGGATTCTGAATTTAATGAAACCATTAAGTCTCCCATTCATGAAGATTTTTCTTATAGTTCTTTTAGTGAAGGTGAAAAGGCTCGTATAGACCTTGCTTTAATTTTTGCTTGGAGAGAAGTTGCGAGAGTCAAAAACTCCGTTAATTGTAATATTCTTTTGTTTGATGAGGTTTTTGATTCCTCTCTTGATGGATTTGGTGCTGATGAGTTTCTTAAAATTATTCGTTATGTAATTAAAGATACTAATGTGTTTGTAATTTCTCATAAAACAGATCTTCAAGATAAGTTTGATTCCACTATTAAATTTGAAAAGAAAAGTGGGTTCTCATATAAAACTGAACTTTAGGACACTTTCTTAACTGGACTACTTGACTTCTGGGAGTATAGATAGTAATGTGTCCTCACAAACACAAGAAAAATGAAACTCCCAAACTGGCAACACAACTCTGGCAAACCCCAGAAACGAAAACTTAAACCTCAAGCACTGCGACAAGCAAAGGCACGTCGCCAAGCACTCAAGAAGCGTCTCCAGCACGGGGAAGCTTCTTTTTTTATAAATAATTGAAAAGTCTTTTTAGAAAAATGAGAGATCAAGAAATTATCGGTCTTTATGAGGCTTATGCTTCGATTTATGCTCAAGAAGAAGTAGAGCAACTTGATGAAGCAAGACCCATTTATAGTAGAGGTGGTGAGCAAAGAAGAACTCAAACTCCAAGACAAATTGGCGTAAAAGGTGCTCCTCATAACATTCCAAGAGGTGGGACTACTATTAGTGATAGAGACCCAGAAGGAAACAGATTATTTACTGGGGACCAAGATAGAGGTAAAGGAAACAAAGCACGTAGGAGAGCAGAAGCACTTAAACCAAAAGAAAAAAGTTTTCCAAATCGTTTAAGAAGAGCAGACGGACAAGGTATTCGTGATAGTTATGAGTATGATCTTTACGACATCATTCTCTCACATCTTCTTGATGAAGGTTATGCTGATACTCAACAAGCAGCAGAATGCATTATGGTTAATATGAGTGAAGAGTGGAGAGGAAGTATTATAGAGGCAGATTCTATTGAAGCGATGAGAGCAAGAGCTGCTAAAAGAAGAAAGCAACGCTATGGGGCTAGCGATACTAGTCGCGGAGGACGTGATGACTTTAGACCATATACTGAAGATGATTACAACAGACCTGGACCAGGATCACAGGCAAAGGAATCTTAAGACCACTTTCCAAACTGGCACACTAGAGGGTCTCACCACCCTCTTTTTTTGTATAAACTTGTATAAATAATAGTGTGGAGTAAAAAGAGTGTGCCCTAATGAGAAATACTTATTATACCTATGCCTGGTTGAGAGAGGATATGACCCCTTATTATGTGGGTAAAGGTATTCGTAATAGGGCATATTGTCCCCATAGAAGAGGTGATATTTATATTTCTCCCCCACCAAAAGATAGAGTTCTCTTCTTAAAGAAGAACTTAACAGAGTTTGATGCCTATAAACACGAAAATTATATTATTTCTATTCTTGGGATAAAAAGTGAAGGTGGTATATTAATCAATATGTCTTATGGTGGTGAGGGAAGTTCTGGTAGAGTTTTAAGTGAAGAAACCAAAGATAAAATAAGACAAAAAAATAAAAATAAAAAACTAACAGAAGAACAAAAAGAATTAATTTCTAAACAAGTGTCGCAAAGAAGATGGTGGAATAATGGTGAGGTAGATAAGCACACTATTGAATGTCCTGGTGATGGTTGGGTTCTTGGGAGATTATATTCAAGAAAGTTAAGTGAAGATGAAATAGAAAATCTTAGGAAAATAAACACAGGAAAATATGTAAGTGAAGAAACTAGACAGAAACAAAGTATTTTAAGGAAGGGTAAAAAACTTACAGATGAACATAAGAGAAAAATAAGTCAAGCATCTAAAAGACTGGGACTTATTCCACCATCAGCGATGGGCAAAAAATGGTGGAATGATGGAGTTTCACAAAAATTATGTTTTGAGTGTCCTGGCGATGAGTGGGTAAGAGGTAGGGTCCAGTTTAAAAACTGTCCTAGTGGTGATGCGTAAGTCGTAAGGTTGGACTATGATACTCACATATCACACAAACTCAAATGACCGTTAATTACGAAATCAAAGGGATGCTCGCCAAACTTCTGGCGGAAGAAGATATTGTAGTGGAGCATAAGAAAGTTGATACTGCTTGTTTTAATGTTCATACTCGTGTGCTTACACTTCCTATGTGGAAAGCGAGCAGTACTGTTGTGGATCTTCTTGTAGCACACGAAGTTGGGCATTCAAGAGAAACCCCAAATTTTGATTGGACTACGCAAGTCAAGATTCCTCCGCAGTTTGTGAATGTGGTGGAGGATGTGCGTGTTGAGAAACTGATGAAGCGTCGTTATCCTGGTCTTGCCAAGACCTTCTACAGTGGTTATAAGGAACTTCAGGATCAAGATTTCTTCTTGATTGGTGATGATAATGTCACCAACTATAATCTTGCCGACAAGGCAAATCTTCACTTCAAGGTTGGTAACTTCCTGAAGATTGATTTTAATGCCGATGAGCAAGAAATCATCAATATGATTGGTGCCACCGAAACCTTTGAACAGGTTCTTGATGCCGCAGAAGTTCTGTATAATTTCTGTAAGCAAGACAAACAGGAAGAATCTGTTGATGATATGAATTCTCCTGAAAATCAAACCAGTGGATCTTCTTCTAATTCTGGTGCTTCTGATTTTGAGAATCAGGAAGAGGGTGAGAATGATGCTGAAGAAACTGATGGTAATAATCGTCCCGATTCAGATCAGGATGGGCAGAGTGATAACAAAACTTCTTCTGAAAAACCCGATAAGACTTCTTCCGAAGGTGGGGAAACGAATGATCCTGAAGTCAAAACGATGAATTCTCTTGAGGAATCTCTTAAGAATCTTGTTTCTCATAATGTTCAGGAGAACACCTATGTGGAGATTCCTAAACTTGATCTGAAGCAGATTATCGTTTCTAACAAGGAAATTCACGATAAATGTAAGAAGACTTGGGAAGAGAATTCTTCTTATGTGTCTTTTGATCATTTTGATAAGCAGTTTATTGAGTTCAAGCGTAATGCTCAAAAGGAAGTCAACTATCTGGTAAAAGAGTTTGAATGTCGCAAGGCAGCAGATTCTTATGCCCGTGCCACAACTGCCCGAACTGGTATTCTGGACTGTTCTAAACTTCATACCTACAAGTATAATGAGGATCTGTTCAAGAAAGTGACTACTCTTGCCAACGGTAAGAATCACGGTCTTGTGTTTATTCTGGATTGGTCTGGATCTATGCAAGACGTTCTTCTTGATACTATTAAGCAACTTTATAATCTGATGTGGTTCTGTAAGAAAGTTGCCATTCCTTTTGAGGTTTATGCCTTCACTATGGATTATCCTGTTGTTTCTTATGAAGACGGTAAGGTTAGTAATACTCGCCAAACTGCTTATCAGAAGCGTGAGGGTCTTCTTCAAGTTTGTGAGTGGTTCTCTATGATGAATCTCTTTACCAGTAAAGTAAATGGTAAAACTCTTGAGGAGCAAATGAAGAACATCTTTCGTGTTGCTAAGACTCTTGGGGGGTATTCCTATCCCATTCCACCTGGTCTCAATCTTTCTGGAACTCCTCTGAATGAGGCGATGATTTCCCTTCACGAAATTCTTCCTAAATTCCAAAAGGAGAATAAACTTCAGAAGGTTCAGTGTGTTGTTCTTACTGATGGTGAAGGGCAGCAGGTTCGTTATCATAAGGAATTCAATCGTGCCTGGGAAAAAGAACCCTATCTTGGATTGAATAGTGTAGATTCCGCCACGATTCTTCGTGATCGTAAAACTGGAAATACCTATAATCTTGGTAGTAACTGGTGGGATGTTACCGATATTCTTCTTCGCAATCTTCGGGATAAGTTTACCGATATTAACTTCATCGGCATTCGTGTTCTTGAGAGTCGTGATTCTGGTTCCTTTATCCGCCGCTACTGTGGGTATTATGGTGATCAATACGACAAGGCGATGAGTGGTTGGAAGAAAGAAAAGGCATTTTCTCTCAAAAATACTGGGTATCACATCTACTTTGGTCTTTCTGGAAGTGCCCTTTCTCAAGATACTGAGTTCTCTGTATCTGAGGATGCTTCCAAATCACAAATCAAAAATGCCTTTGTGAAGAGTCTGAAAACCAAGAAAATGAACAAAAAAGTTCTGGGTGAGTTTATTGAACTGGTTGCCTGAATAAATACCTGAAAGAGTTTTTAACAATAATGAAGACTTTTCAGGAATTTATGGTAGAATGCTATTCCATTCAAGAGACTTCTCTTACTCGTGTAATGAGTAAGTCTGAAAAGGGTGGGATGGCAATTCTCTCAGGTCAAAGGGGAAATAAATCCAAATCAGAAAATAATGCAAGGTCTGCAAGAACTGAAAGAAGAATTAGAGGTGCTGGTCTTCCAGGACCTACTAGAGTATCTGGACGTTATACAGAAAATCCAGGAACCCCAGAAGAGGAAAAGGTGAGTGAAAAATCTCACGTAATTTCTTCTGGCAAAATGGGTAAGAGAAGGTTTAAAAAGACTATAGAGAAACTTGGAACTGAACAAGGATTGAAGCATAAGCGTAATACTCCTGCAGGGTCCTCTAAAGACGACCAAGATTCTGTATTGATTCAAAGAAAACCTGGTAGTTCTGCTACACTTAAAGGAACATCCAAAACATCTTGGCCTGGTAAAGGTAAAAATGTTCGAGTTGGTAAAATGAAACCAGGAAGAACTGGTGAGTTTGATACAAAAGTCAAAAACAAAACATTTACTTATGAAAACTAAATTTCCATTTGAACACGTAATTAAATACGACACTAAAGAAATCTGGATTAAATGCACCAGTAGCATTACTGCTATGGGCATTCCTACACTTGTTGAAAAGTATTATCCCGGATATACTGGACATATTGCAAGTGAAGACTATTTGAATAAACTGCGAAACCAGCAGGTCCAATCTTGAAACTGTCACAGGGGGCACTCAACCGCCCCTTTTTTCTTGTATAATTACTTCAGTTAAACAAAACAAACTAACTACATTATGCCTCGCAAAATTTCCGTGACTGACGAACAACTGATTTCTGATCTCCGATCTTCCTTTGGTACTGAAATTTCCGCTGGTGACATTCGGGGATTCTGTGCCTCTCGCAGTCTCAATTATCAGACTGTTACTCGTCGCCTTGAATCCTTCAAGACAGATCGTGGTCGCTGGAACCTTGAAGTGACTCAAGAGCGTGTTGAAGAGATTGAACGCACTTTCCATTCTCCTGCGGCTCTTCCTGCGGTCGAACAAAACCTCATTCCTGAAAAAGATGATACCTTCGTCAAGTTTGGTAATTTTAACGATATCAAAAAAATTATTCAGTCCCGTCTTTTCTATCCTACGTTCATTACGGGTCTTTCGGGTAATGGTAAAACGTTCAGTGTGGAGCAAGCGTGTGCTCAACTGAAGCGTGAACTGATTCGTGTTAACGTTACAATTGAAACTGACGAGGATGACCTGATTGGTGGTTTCCGCCTGGTCAATGGTGAAACTGTTTGGCACAATGGACCCGTGATTGAGGCACTGCAGCGAGGAGCAATTCTGCTTCTGGATGAGATTGACCTTGCTTCTAACAAGATTCTGTGCCTTCAATCTGTTCTTGAAGGAAAAGGTATCTTCCTGAAGAAGATCGGACGTTTCGTGAAACCTGCTGCAGGATTCAACGTATTTGCCACCGCAAACACTAAGGGTAAGGGTTCTGATGATGGGCGCTTTATCGGCACTAACGTTCTCAACGAAGCGTTCCTAGAGCGTTTCCCTGTAACTCTGGAACAGGATTATCCTGCAGTTGCCACCGAACAGAAGATCCTTGAGGGTATTTCTCTGGATCTTGGTCTTGAGGATCGTGATTTCTGTAAGCGGTTGGTTGATTGGGCGGACGTGATCCGTAAAACCTTCTACGATGGTGGTATTGAGGAAATCATCAGTACTCGCCGCCTGGTTCATATCATCCGTGCCTATAGCATCTTCACTGATAAAGCAAAGGCAATTAAGGTTTGCATCAATCGTTTTGACGATGAGACCAAGCAATCGTTCTTGGAACTTTATGATAAGATTGATGTTAATTTTGAACTTCCGAAAGAACAAAAATCTGAACCTGAAATGCCAGTTGAATATATTTCCTGATAATGCTTTTTTCTGAAAAGTGTTATTCGTATAAATAGTAATAGCACTTTTCAGTTTATTATGCCTTATTCAAAAGAACAAAAAATTGAATATAATAAAAAATACCGTCAAAAAATGACGGATGAACAAAAAGAAGCAAAACGTCTTGCTGATAGAGAATACTATTATAAGAATAAGGAAAAAGTTGATGAGCGCAATATGCGTTATTATCAGGAAAACAAAGAAAAACTGAAAGAGAAAAGAGTTCCTTATTTTAATAATAGACGAAACATCTTAAAGGAAGAAGCAAAACAAAAACTTGGTGGAAAATGTGTGTGGTGTGAAACAACTGAAAATCTTGAGTTTGATCATATAGACCCAGCACAAAAACAATTTACTATAAGTGCTTTTCCTTGCTCTATTGACTTATGGTGGAAAGAAGTTGAAAAATGCCGTCTTTTATGTAAAACCTGTCACAAAAAACATAGTGATGCTGAAATGTCAGCAAAGCATCTTTATTGGACAAATCTTTCCTTTGATGAACGACAAAAACTTATCCAACAGCAACTTGACGAGAAGCAAGCAAACTGATAGAATGTGAGGAGGTAAATGTGCCTCCTCTTTTTGTCCTTTTACTATGAAACAAAATGTCTGAAAACTTTGAGAGCACTTATGAAAGTTTTATTCCAAAATCATCAGTAATCTCTAGTGCAGTGGGAACTGATACAATTTATTTTTCTGGATCCCAAGATTATTGGTGTGAAGATGGTTATAGTTTGACTGGAAATCCTTTTTCTATTGCTCCTGATACAATCACATTTAATACTAAAATGAATGAACCTAAAAATCATCTCTGGAAATATAACGAAGATAAAATCCTCAAAGATGTTGAGGATTATGTAACCAGCACCTATAACGGTCACTACTGTGGCGATGAAGAAGATTATGCTGATATCCAAACAATTGATTTGATGGCAGCAAAGAAACTGGCAGCAGGTTTTTGTCAAGCAAACATCCTAAAGTATGGTTCTCGTTATGGGGACAAGGATGGACGTAATAAGCGTGACTTGATGAAAGTTATTCACTATGCTATGCTTCTTCTCCATTTTGACAAACATTATTCCCGCAAAGATAATGGACTCTCTGAATTCTCTCGCTGATTATTATGAAACTTTCTGATAAAACTCTTACCCTCCTGAAGAATTTTTCTTCTATCAATCAATCCATTCTGTTTAAGGAGGGAAACACACTCCGTACAATTTCTGTCATGAAAAACATCCTAGCAGAGGCAACAATTGAAGAAGAACTCCCTAAAGATTTTGGTATCTATGATTTGAACCAGTTTCTGAATGGTCTCAATCTTCATCAGAACGCAGAACTTGATTTTCAGAACGATGGTTATGTCGTTATCAAAGAAGGTAAGTCTCGTTCTAAGTATTTCTTTGCCGACCCTAACGTAATTATCACTCCTCCAGATAAAGAAATTTCTCTTCCTTCTGAAGATGTTTGTTTCCTTCTTGATACCAAAGAACTTGATAAACTACTTAAGGCTGCTGCTGTTTATCAACTTCCTGACTTGTCTGTGGTTGGTGAAGCAGGTGTGGTGAAACTCGTTGTTCGTGATAAGAAGAACGATACCTCCAATGATTTCTCCGTGGTTGTTGGTGAAACTGATGAAGTATTCACTTTCAACTTCAAGGTAGAAAACATCAAGATTATCCCTGGAAATTATGAGGTTGTCATCTCAAGTAAACTTCTGTCAAGATTCAGGAATACTGGGTTTGATGTGACTTATCATATCGCTCTGGAGCCTGATTCTACTTTTGGTTGATAATGTCTGAAACTAAAACAAATTTGCCAGTTTTTATTACAAGTGATTGGGGAAAAATCTTTGGTTTTGTTTGGCACAATCAAGGATATTGCACTCCAACTGGTTTTAGTGGATATTGGGACGAACCAACAGAAAGAACCTGGACTATTATGCCAAAGGGAGTATTTCCTTTTGTTAGATTTGATAGAGTAAAATAGCATCTGTAAACACTCTTTTTATAAATAATTATGTAGTTGGAAAGATTGCAGATGTATTGTTTAGAATGCAACTCTTCTCTTAAAAGGAGGCAAAAAAAGTTTTGCTCTTGTAAATGTATGAATGTTTATAATGCTCGTATATTTAAAGAGCAACATAAAGAAGATAATCCAGAAAAGTGGAGAGTTTGTGGTGTATGCAATGAAGAAAAAAACATATGGCAATTTTCTTTATTAGACAAAACAAAAAAGACAACAACAGAAAGAAAAACAATTTGCAAAAATTGCTCTGCCGCACTTAATGAAAAGCAAAGAAGAAATAAAGATTGGAAACATAATGCACGCAAAGTTTTATTGAGTAATGCAAAACAAAGAGCAAAAAAATCAAATATAGAGTTTACTCTCACAAAAGATGATATTAATATTCCAGATATTTGCCCAGTATTTGGATTTCCTCTAAAAAGAGAAGAAAGAGAATCTTGGATGTATGCCCCAAGTATCGACAGAATTGACAATACAAAAGGATACATTAAAGAAAATATTATTATCGTCAGTAGAAGAGCAAACATCCTAAAAAAGGATGCTACAATTGAAGAGTTGAGGAAACTTGCAGATTATTATGAACATTTTTGTGACGCATAAATTTCCGGCAGAAAGTGCAATTGTACTTCCGGACAAATTAATAGTGAAAATGCCTGTTGAAGCTTGTCAGATGCTTTCTATCGTGGCATCAGAGAAGTGGGGGCACGGGTACGGCACTCTCCCTAAGGCGGATGGGACGCCCTACAAGACCGAGAAAGGAGCATTCCGAAATCATCCCTGTACCAAGTGGGCAATGGAAAGTATCCACAATGACTACTGGTTAAT